TATATAAGTACTAAATTAATTAAATATGAAAAAGCTCCAACACGCCGTTCTCATTATCAGTTTTATTGCTACCATGGCAAAGGCTATTTCAGGTTATTATATGAATACCGATTATGTTTGGCCTTTAATTGCGGGAATGTGGATTTTAAGTTCCTATAGTGGTTTTCTTCTCAATAACAATCTCGAGAAGAAGCTACGCAAGTATGAGGATTAATTTATATATCTAAATCGCAAAGGATCATGATTCGTATCACTCCAGAACAGGCTGTAAATTACATACCTCTCATTTCAGGCGATCCCCGTCTCTGTAAGAGAGCCCTGGCCTTCACCCTCACTCCGTGTCTAGATCCAGGTTGGGAGGGGTGGGAGAATGTTACGTACTACACCGATAACTCTATCCCTGCATATCAATTGCATCCTCTTGAGGTAATGTACGATCAATGGAAGGATCTAGATGTGGTAGAAGACTTGGAGAAATTAAAGGAGAATAGGTCTGATGAAGAAGAATAAGCCTCTTAAGGGTCTCTCTGAGACAGGTATGATGATATCGGCTCCCTGGAATCCAAATCGTGAATTATCGTTCGTGGATATTGTCGTACGAGAACTACAAAAACTATCGGATGAGGGTAGTATTCTACCATCCGAATATAGTAGGGGAGTGGATTTGGCTCGTGGACAAACAAAAGTACTAAACGCTATATATAGCAAGAATGCGACAGGGCTCCAACAGGCTGTCTTATTTCTACTCCGTCAAATTCGAAAGTAGATATTTATTAACATGGCATTGAGTAATAAATCATCTAGATTCGCTTCACCGGCAACGGAAAATCCTTTAAATAATAGTTATCAAACTTCTTTATTCGAGGAGAAGGCAGGGTCTCTCTCTGCTTATGCTGGTTTTGAAGCTAATAATAACGGTATGGTACCGGGCGGTACTTTAGAGTATACTTCTCCTCCCGTTCCTACAACCACCACTACAACGACGACTACTACTAGTACTACAACCACCACAACAACTGTATAAAGTGAAAAACAAACAACCATTAAACGAACGTAAGCAATTGATGAAAATTGCTGGTCTTTTAAAAGAAGCTAAGAACTCTGCCTATGGCGGTACAGACTCTATTCCTGACCTTGAATTTGAATTTAACGGAAAAGAGTATATGGCTAGCGTAACAGTCAATTTTGATTTTGATTGGGATTCTGAAGATGGAATCTACAACTATGATCAGACTGTCGAAGTAGATAAACTCGCAGTTTATGACGGTAATGAATATGTTCCTACAGAAGATAGTAGTGAAATTGCTGCAGTACAGAATCTTCTTAACACCGATCCAGTACTCTCTAGGCAAATTGAAAAATACGTTGATACTAGTAGTGCAGAGCCTGATGTAGATGATAGCTATGATGAAATGTTTGATGATCTTGAAGAGGATTCTGACTACGATATGGGCACTCCTTCTGGTGATACCGACGCTATGAATATTGGTGAAGCTAATAAAATGTATAGCTATACTACCATGAACGATATGGACGATGTTCTATACCTAGTTGATGAATTAATCGACTATATGGGAAATCGTGCTGATTCAGAAGACGAGGGCGGTATGAATGAAGAAGGGCGACTATTAAGCAGTCTTGAAGATGCTAAAAGTTTCTTAGAAGGATTGCAGCGCGGTAAGAAATAATCCAGTACTTATATAAATTAAATGTGAGTGTCCTTTTCTAAAGGACATTCCTATTTATATACATGATTAAGCTGGTTACCTTGTTGATAGAAACAAGGCAAGATACAATAGCCCGTGAAATAGCGTCTAATGCTATTAAACAGCTCAAAGCATTTAAACACTATGCAACCGTAATAGATCCTGAAGATTTTGAAGATGATTATCAATTATACGATGAGTTTGCTGAAGACGGTGTTGAAAGTTCTTATCCTTTTAAAACAAAAGATGGTCTTAAGAAGATATCTGTTGATACTATAATAGTCGTAAAAGGTGATAAGGTTTTTAAAAAAGGAGATTATGAAACAGGTGCTCTCAGCAAGAAAGAAGTTGTTCGAGGTTATAGCGTTCGGGGAAGTGTTCCTGGTACTGGTGATGGTATTCTTGAATTAGTTTTGACTATGAACCGTTCTACTTTTGATAATTTAGAGCCTAGACTATCAGAAATATATTTCTCGTTACTTAGTGTTGCGAGACATGAGTTAGAACATATATTTCAAACCTCAAAATCTTTTAAGACTTCCGGTCGGGAACAAGATCTTGCTAGAGATATTGATCCGGATTTTTCAAAAAGAAAGAGTTCTAAGCATTACCGTCTACTACCTAGTGAAATGGAAGCTGATGCAAAAGCTATAAACCTTGTTAAGAAAAAGAAACGCATTCCGTTTGAACAAGCTGCTAGAGAGTATTATTTAGCGATTTCACAAATACATAAAAGCGACGTTGAAAGTCTAGTGAAAGCTATTATTCCATACGCTAAGAAATTTAACTTTACGTAGCTATTTATTAGTATGAAAATTTGTATACATGATAAAGTTCTCTGACCTAATAAAACTAGATAAGCAGCCTAGCGAAGAGACTAAAATGAAGAATTTTCTTTATCGCGGATCTCGAGATCAAATTAACTTACACCCGAATCCTTATAATGTAGTTGGCAGTAAGCCTGGTACTATTGAAGGTAAGGGTCCTTTAAATACTTCTAATCATCCCGAAAATAAAAACACTTCTCAACGGTATAATAACGGGTATCCTTGGTCTTTTGATGATCCAAGCGGTATATTTGAATCAGAAGAGTTAAGTAGAATTCATCAAGCTCTTATTGGTAGAGAGTTTCAAACTTTAGAAGATATTAAAAAAATGGCTTCTAGACTAAGACAGTCTGGATTTGCTCAAAGCGATATTGAATCCTTTATTAGAACTTACTTATTATGAAAAATTTCGATTTAAAACAGTGGCTTATTGATAATAAGTCTGGAATGTATTCTAAGACCTCTCTTAAAGAGGCTTTAGATCCTGAGAATGGATTTGCCGATGATAACCTGAATAGAGGTGATATGTACGAAATTAACCCAGCTTCTTTAGGAATCGGACAAGCTACTGCAGATGCTGAAATGCAAATGCAAGACGATGAGACTGATGAAGTGATTAATGAAGATGCAAGCATGAGGGTAGATTTACTTAGAACTTTATATGATGAAAAACGTTACGATAAAGATATGCTCTTAGGTCTATTAGATGACGCTCTAAGTTCTATGAAAGACTCTGACGTTAAGGCTCTATCTGATAAGGTTAAGTCAGAAATAGCTGATTATGAAAAGAAGGAATACCCGGATTATGCAGATTACGGCGGTGATACTAACGAAACAGTGGGGTATGTAATGAAAACAAAATCTCCAGAAGATAAACAATTTTTTCCTGGAGATAATAAGCGTTAGTTGGAAATATGAAAAAAAATCCTTAACTTCTTTTAATATCTAAAAGATATCTTTCCTTTTTGAATTAAAAAATCGCAAAAATCGAATAAAGAAAGAGGAAAAAGAAAAGAAAAAGAAATGGTAAAAGTAAGAGTTTTGGGGCTACGTGGGTGTAGTCATTGTTCAACGCTGGTAGAAGAGCTAGAAAAGCATGATATTAGTTTTACACTACTAGATGCTGATAAGAACGGTGCCTTAGCTGATAAACTAGAAGATTTCTTAGGTATCGATGAGTACCCTATTGTTATTGTTGAGGGACCGAGAGTTAGTCATTATGTTTATAGAGGAGTTAATTACGAGAGTTTAAACGAAGTAGTTACTGGGAAGTTAGTTAAAAAAGGATGTTTAGATTCTAGAGACATGGCAAGTTACATTAAAAAGATAATACATTAATATGCGATATAAAACATTAGTTTCGAACAAGTTAGAAGCTTTAGATAACTCTATTAGCAGATTAAACTCACTTCTATCCCAGGAGTTTACAAGGGAACAGTTTCAACAAGTCATTGAAGCTTTAAGAGAAAAAATTCAAGAAGTACAGACGCTAGTTAATACCGAGCAAGAAACTTTCTAAGAAAAAAGTTGCTTTCCTCTTCAGAAGGTAATATATTTAATAGATAAACCTATAATTATGTTATCAGCAGAACAGATAGAAAGTAATTTACAGAAGTTTTATAAGCTAATTGAAGAACATATCTCAGAGCCACGAGCTACTAAGCTTCTCGGATTATATCAATCACAAGAAGAAAATTTAGTTCTCGCTCCTGCTTCCTCTCGAGCTCATTATCATAACTCCTTTCCGGGAGGTTATGTTGATCATGTGATAAGAGTCGTAGAAGCAGCCTCAAAAGTTAGTACTCTTTGGATGAGTATGGGAGCGACAATTAACTTTACGCACGAGGAGATGATATTTTCAGCAATTAATCATGACCTAGGTAAATTAGGTTTTGACGGAAAACCTGCTTATGTCCCTAACGATTCTGAGTGGCATGTAAAAAATCAAGGTGCAAACTACAAACCTAATGTAGAGCTACCTTTTATTCCGATTCAAGATAGTTCCTTATTTATTTTACAAGCCGCCGGAATTCCATTAACTATTAACGAGTTTATCGCTATTAAGACTCACGACGGACTCTACGACGAAGGTAATAAGCCTTATCTTATTTCAAGTCAGAATGAATCAAAACTGAGAACATCTCTACCTATAATACTACATCAAGCAGACATGATAGCTGCAAGAATAGAATGGGAGGGAGAGTGGATCGATAAGATTGGTACTGTTAAGTCTAAAGAAGTGAGGCCTGCTACTGCAACTCAATTTAAGCAGCAAGCTGAAGCTAAAAAATTATCTAATATTGGAAAAGGTAATCCTGGATTACTTAACGCATTAAAAGGACTATAATATGGTATTTGGATGGATAATGGTCGCCTTATGGGCACTAACTGTAGTAGGTTGGATTATTTTTAACCTATATCGTAAAAACGAAAAATTAGAGAACACTGTAATTAATCAAGCTAACTTTATTGGAGGGCTACAGTCCTTAATAGGAGAGTCCGATAAAGCATTGAAGAACTTAGATGATAAGATATGGATGGAGAGTGATACAGAACTACAAACAGTATTTCAGAATCTAAAAGCAATTCAAGAAGCACTAAATCAATTTAACAGAGGGTAATGGTAGAAGATATTTTTAAGGTAGAAGAGGCGGAAGTTACACTTACCAAAGACGGTAAAGTCAGAAAAAGGAGACCTAAAAAATCTATAGACTACTTTACCTTAGAAACACAACAAGCTATTATAGATTATAGAAAAGAAAAATCTCAAGTTAAAAGAGATCAAATTTTTAACGAAAAGATCTACTATGCTTTTTATAAATTAGCTGAAAATATTATTCATACGTTTAAGTTTTATTATACGGAAGTTAATAATATTAACGAACTTAAACATGAAGTAATTGCTTTTCTTCTCGAAAAATTACACCTTTACGATCAAACTAAAGGAAAAGCTTACTCCTATTTCGGAACTATTGCTAAGAGGTATCTTATCGTTTATAACAATAATAACTATAAAAGATTAAAAGGTAGAGCAGCAGTAGAGGATGTAGATACCGATAAAACCATTACTAACGAGCTACTAAGTAACGATTCAAGTCTCTTAGAAGAACTGACCTTTATTGATTTATTTATTCAGAGAATAGATAAAGACTTATTAGAGTTATTCCCAAAACCACAAGAAGCTCGAGTTGGAGATGCTATTTTAGAGTTGTTTAAGCGAAGAGAGAATATTGATATCTTCAATAAAAAAGCGCTCTTCATCTACATAAAGGAGATTACTGATGCACCTACTCCAGTCATCACTAAGGTAATAAAAGTATTAAAGGAAGTCTACAAGGAGATGCTTAACGAATATCTAGAGAAAGGGACTAATTTCGATATTTTTTCTCGCTAGCTATTTATTTTAAAGGAGTCTTATGAGTCTTGATTTTGAAATATATAGTGGAAAGCAGTATACAGATTTAGTAAAAGATATTGTTAAGAATCATAAAGCAAAGCAAAACCAGATTAAATTACTAACCGATCAGCTAGTAGAGATGGTTAGTGAGCCTGGAGATGCTGTTATGGTAGTACCTTTAATTAAGGGTTATCTAGATTCTGATATCAAAAACGATGAAGCTTTAGTTAAACTAGCTCAGATCTTACAGAAAGCAAACCAAAGTACTGAGTCTGCCGACGGTCCTTTTAATGAGAAAGACCTTGAGATGTTATTTAGTGATATTCAAAAAACTAATATACCTATAAAAGAGGATGAAATTAAAGCGATAACTAATGGCAACTAGCTTTAATCCTACCTTTGTTCAGAGTGTAGCGCAAACAGGTCAGAATACTTCTCGCCAAAAAGCGCCCTATATTATAGGACGGGTAACTCATGTTGTAGTCGGACCTACTTATGCTGGTTCGACATTAAAAGACCCTTACTATCAAAACCCTACAGACATAGGCAGTATTACGTATCAACTGTTACAGGGAGTTCAAGATAGAACTTTACAGAGCGGCGGTAATCCTATTGCAAAACCCGTTAATTCTGCAGTAAAACATCTCCCTTTAGAAGGAGAATTGGTATTACTTGTTCCAGGACCTAGTACGAAATTAAATGAAAGTAGAGGACAGCAGGATTATTACTACCTCGCTCCTTTCAATCTTTGGAATGCTAGTCATCACAACGCTTTTCCTGATCTAGGAGATCTAGCTGAATATGCTAATACCGATAATAGAACTTATGATCAATCTCTAGGATTAAATCAACCCTCAAATCTATCTGTAACTCAATCAGGAAACTATCCTTTAAACCCTGAGTTTAACGAACTGTCGAATATAAAATCACTACGAACCTTTATAGGGGATGTAACCGTAGAAGGTAGGTGGGGTAACTCTATTAGATTCGGTTCTACTACAGCAGACAGAAAACAAAATAACTGGTCAGCAACAGGATCTATTGGAAATCCAATAACCATCATTAGAAATGGACAAGGAAAACAGATAGATCCTACAGCTTGGGTACCTACTGTTGAAGATATTAATAGGGACCCTACTTCTATTTATCTAACCTCAGGACAAAAAATAGTTATCGATGACATACAGAATAATTTTACTTTAACAAGTCTACAAGTATCTCTGGAAAGAACTATTACAACTGCTATACCTGTTCAACAACAGTTAGCAAGTTACGATAGTTTATCTCCTTTAGATCAAGATAAAAGAATTAGTTCATAATGTACGTACCACAGTTTCCATATACGGGTGACCAAGCAATTATTTCTTCAGGAAGGGTAGTACATCATTCTTATGATGATTTTATTTTTCTATTCGGTAAGAAAGGAGTGAGTCTTTCTTCTCCAGCTACTTTTACTGTAGATGCTAATGAAAGGACGATAATATCTTCTCCTAAAATTGAATTAGGATATCAAGCTGAAAAAAATGGAGATCCTGTTTTACTAGGTAGAAAGACCGTTGAACAGCTCGGAAATTTACTAGATGCAGTTAAAGCTCTAAGTGATGCTCTAGCTAAAATATCTGAGAAAGAGCTTGAAAAATCCATACCTGGAATAGTAAATACAAGTAAATTTCTAAGTTCACAAGCTACAACAGTAAAATCACAGTTAGGAATTAATTGTTTATCAAAATCAACTTTTACTAACTGATGGCAGGAATTGGTATATCACTAGAAAAAATTATTATAGGAGCTGCCAAAGGAGTTGCAGATTTGCAAATCGGTGTAAATAAGATCCTATGGGGAAATGCTAATACACAGTCTGCTTTTTCAGCTAAGTATGACCCTGTTAAAGGCAGTGTAGAGTATACTGCTCAGACTACTCAACCGGTTGCTGTAAAAAAAGGTTCATTAATAAATTCAGGATTATATAACGCCCTAGATGCTCTTAATTCTGTAGACCTTTGTAATGTTATTACGTATACGCTAGATACTATAAACTTAAAAAAGACCCCTAGACCTCCACGTGAAACGTGGGGACCGGAGCAAGAAGCTTTTTATTCTCTACAAGATCAATGTTTTACTGTTAGAGTTTTAATTGATAAGTATACTGCTTTTCCTAATACACTAGTCTCTTCTTATCTAGGAACAGACTTAGAGGCTATAACTAATCAAGAAGCAGTTAATACATTCGGTGCTCCGTTAAATTCTACAGATATCTCAGGTACTTCTGCTGAAAGATTAAATACCTATAACCTACTCTTAGCTATTCAGGATATTTTTCAAAGAGAAGCTAAAACAGTTACTAAGAGTTTATTTACTCCTGAAGAGAAGCAAATACTAAATCTAGTACCAGGGCTAGGAGGTAACGTTAATTTTATTGATGACTTCCTAGGTTTTGTAAAAAAGTATACAGACTATAGGACTATAACTAATGCAGATTTATTAAAACTTCAAAAGAAGATCTCACAGCTTAGATCTATTTGCGTAGCTATTGAAACATTGAGTATAAAGTCTGCAGCCGCTGTTGTAGGTAATTTTCTCAATATTGATATTAGAGCTCAAATACAAGAGCTAAGTAAGTATGTAGATCCTACTAGAATAATACCTACAGTAAGACAGATCGTAGGAGCAGTTCAAGCTTTTGTTAGGATAGCTACAAAGCTTCAAAATATAATTAAACAAGCACAGTTTATTATTAAAATAGCTTTACTTGTTATTAAAGTCTTTAAATTTGTACAAGCTTTTATCTTAGGCTTACCGTTAGGTAATATTTTCACTACAGTAGGAATACAAGCAGCCTTCGATAAAGCACGTGCTGCTGCCGAAGACACTACTAACGGACTTGTTAAGTTATTAAAGGAAGTAAATGCTTTATTAGCAGTCGTACTTATTTTTGTACGTTATTTGCTTGCTAATGCAAATGAAATTTTAATAAGACTCCGACAACTCCTAGCTGCTTTAGAAGGTTGTGATGCCATGAAAGATTCTGAAGTACTAACAGAATTAAAAGGGTCAATAGAGAGTCTAGAAAATCTTCGAAACGATCTTGCTGCATACATAACACAGTACGATTCTAAAACTAACCCAAATACTGCCTTCTTTGGACCATATGAGATTAAAGTTATAGATGAAGAAGTAGTAGAAAGAACGATTGTTAACAGGAGAAGAAGAGGTGTTGCATTGGATAAAAACGGGTTTATTGTTGCTCAATCAGATCTTACTTTTGCTACAAATACCACAGTAATTATCGAAGAGGTAAAGATTAAATTGATATCCGCAGGATTAGTACAACCCTCGTTATCTATACTAAGCGGATCAGATTTAGCTACTGTCAGTACTTCTTTAGATTATCTAGATAGTAACGATGTACTACAAGACAATCTAAACATACAAACTATCGAAAACTTAGATAGCCCTGATAATGAAGATGAAAGTAAAGGAACTGGGCTTAATGCCTTTATCAATAAGCTACCAGGCGGAAGAAGCCTGAGAAAGAGAACTCGTGCAGCTTTAAATTCTTCTGCAGATAAGTTAAAATCACAGATTGCAACAGAGGGTGAAATAGCTAGTTCCGCTATAGAATTTAGTCAAAACACTGCAACTTCGGTAGGAACCGGTACTGAAACTCCACAAGAACAAGTAGTAGGATCTACAAGAAGAGGGCGTAGAAACAGATAATAAATATATTTATAACATATGGCGAAATTAGATGCACTTAGAAAAATTATTCGCGAAGAAGTTCGAACAGTATTCCAAGAGGAACTTGCCGGAATTCTAAAAGAAGCTATTATAGCGAATAAAGGACACCAGACTATTACTGAGTCTGTGAAAACTACACCTGTACCTGCTACATTGAATAGGTCTATTCCTCGACCTGTAGCACCCGTGTTAGGTCCGAATAACCCACTAAACAGCCTTTTGGCTGAAACTGCTCGATCAATGTCTCCGGAAGACTTCGGAGTTTACGGTGGACAGACATTAGAAAGAGATGCTCCGACTGTAGAGTCTGTAGATCAAATGTTTGCTAGCGCTAGAAAAAGTTCTAACTTCGAAGCAATTGAAATTAATGCAATTCCAGATTTTTCTGCTGCAATGGCTAAAATGAATATCCTCTAGTGGCATATAACTTAAGAAATATTAACGTATTAGACTTAAGACCTTCGGTAGGAATCGGAGTTGCATTACCTTTTAATACTCCCGCAGTATTTCAAACAGTATATACAACTAGAGAACAACTGAAGTATAACTTGATTAACTTTCTTTTAACAGATAAAAGAGAGAGAATCTTTAATCCAAATTTTGGAGCAGACATTAGAAAACAGTTATTTGAGCAAATTACAGCCGATACTTTTGATGTTTTGGATACTCAAATTAGAGCTGGAATAGAGCAATATTTTCCGAATGTAGCTATTACAGATCTTGTTATAGGAGCAGAACCGGATAAGAACTTATTAACAATTCAGTTTTCATATACTATAGCTAATACAGGCGAGTCAGATAATGTAATATTAAATCTCAATGGCTAACAAAGATATACGGTATTTAAATAAAGATTTTAATAGCTTCAAGGAAGCGTTGATAGAGTATGCAAAAGCATACTACCCTAATTCTTATAACGACTTCTCAACCTCTTCTCCCGGTACTATGTTCATCGACATGGCTTCATATGTAGGAGATGTTCTTTCTTTTTACTTAGATAACCAGGTACAAGAGACGTTCTTAGAGTATGCAAAACAGACTAATAATCTTTATGCATTAGCTTATATGTTAGGTTATCGACCTAAAGTAACTTCTGCTGCTATTGTAAATTTAGATATCTATCAACAATTACCAGCCTCGGGTGCTAGCTATCTTCCTGACTTTAACTATGCTTTGACTATAGACGAGGGAATGCAAGTTAGGTCTAATATCAATAATTCTAACTTTTTTTACTGTCCTAATAAAGTAGATTTTAATCTATCCTCTTCGATAGATACAACAGATATTTCTGTGTATACTACTGTAGGAGGTAATCCAAATACGTACCTACTAAAGAAAACTACGCCTGCTATCTCAGGACAGGTTAAAACAACTACCTTAACTTTTGGCGCAGCAGAAAGGTTCCCAATAAGAACTATCGAAGATACGAACATTATTGAGATTTTAAGTGTAGTAGATAGCAACGGCAATAAATGGTACGAAGTACCCTATTTAGCTCAAGACTATATACTGAATCCAGTACAGAATACTTCTACGAATTACCCACAGTTGTATCAAGAAGCTAATCAAGTTCCATACGTTTTAGAGAAAATAGAAGTACCGAGAAGATTTGTATCTAGGTTTAAAACTAATACTCTTTTAGAACTTGAATTCGGAGCTGGTATAACTGCAGTATCAGGATCGA